TTATTTATTTTCTAATGCAATTACTCTTTCGAGCAAATCATTAACCTTTTCGGCTATATCACTCCGTCCGATGCACTCAGGCTTGCCGTCTATATAGATGTACTCGGCAAAGGCACCGTCCTCAGATATGACATAAACAGTGCGTTCATCTCGTTCTCCGCCGAAATTTGATGCAATGCTGATGTTGTCAATGCACATCTCAACATTGTTTACATACGAATAAATTTCAAGGCCTGTCACCTGTTCGGCTGCTTCGTCATAAAACGAAATCTTACCGCTTAATGTGGCAGATGTATTTCCGTTTGATATTTGATATGCAACGGTTTTCTCATCAAAATTTATCGTGATGGAACTATGTACCCAGCCGTTAAAAAAGCTGTCCTTCCATGTAAGGTTATCGTTGATGTAATAATAACTTCCGTCCTTTGTTCCCTGCGAAAACACAACTCCCGTATGGTCATATGCCGTTCTGTACGATTCGCCCGGACGCTGACTTAAATCCGATAGTCCGATATACCACCTGTCACCGTTGATTTTTGTGTCAAATTCAATGATGATTTCCTTTGCTCCCTTTGTATATTTAGAAAAATCTAAAAAAGCGAGCGCATATGCATTCGCGGCATTTGAAGCTGTCGTTATTTTCTGATATATTTTCCCGCCAGCCTCCTCGACCGTTGCAGTGCAGCGATTCGACTCGTTGAATTTAGAAACACCGTCAGCGAAATCAAATTCGGCTGACAGCGACGGCAATGCTCCGACCAGCTTTTTCTTTAAATAGCCTTCCGTATCCAAAAGCGACAAGTCAGCCTTGCCGTTCCAGTTTTCCTTATCCGCTGCGGTTACATGGATATAATCATCTCCTATGTGAGCATCTACCGTTTCTTTAAGTGCATCCATATCCTCTCCTTTAGCCAAGCGTATATCCTCCGGCATATAAATCACCGTCCTTTATAAACATTATTAATTATTATTTATTTGAATCACAGCCACATCGTACTCGGCATATGTTGCATCATCTTCTTCCCGCTCGTCTGTCCAATTTGTTATATCCGTAACAGACACCGTTTTATATGAGGTATTTGCAGCACCTACATAAAAACAGTTATCCAAAGTTACTGCGGTTATCGGCAGAGCGACAAGCAAATCGGGATTAAAGCCTATAACAAAATCACCCGTGACGGAGTTTCGGCTGCCATATTGCGTATACTGACCCGATTCGTTCGACACATAATCACCGGTTTTTAATTGGCATCCTATACATCTGATTTTATAAAATTCATACTCGCTGTGACCTCCATATTGAATACGGCATATTTCCATTGTCAGAAATTCAACAACGTCACTCAAGTAAGCATTTCCGACAAAAACCTTTATGGCATTTATTTTTTCCTCCAAATCATTTGCGATTGCCTGCACAAAAGCGGTCGTGGCAATCCTCGCGGAATTGTCTGATGAGGTTGGTGTAGTCGATTTCGGTGTCCCCGTAAATGTTGGTGAATTTTTATCAGCTTTATTTGCAATTGAGGTATTTACCGCTGTTTGCAGACTTGATATGAGCGCCTGCACAAACGCGGTTGTGGCAATCCTCATGGAATTGTCCGATGAGGTCGGTGTAGTTGACTTTGGTGTTCCTGTAAAGCTCGGTGAATTCTTATCCGCTTTATCCGACCGTAAAGCAGCTATCAGAGCGTCCACATTTATAAAATTCTCATCTATATCACCGATGTTAATAATATCCGAATCCGCCGGAAGTCTGAATTTATAATTCTGTGTATATTCCATTTTAGTGTCCCCTCTCTTTTTAGTGTCCCTTACAACAAATGTGCATACGGTTCGTCATTTTTCAAAACCACATACGCATTCGCACCGTTTTCTCTTAAATACACATTATTGTTATCTACATATAACCACGTCCTTCCGTCATAATTCTGACCGCCTTCCCATGTAAATACTTTTGCATTTCCCCATGTTCCGAGCTTGCGTCTCACATCTCCCCATGTATTGCGCAGAAACTCATAATTTACTTTTATGTGCGCGGGTTTTACCTCTTCTACAGCCTCACGTATCTGTTCAAGATTGTATGGAATGCCTGTCCTGTCGCCAAATAAAATGTTTGCAGTATAATTTGCAAAATCCTCTGTTATTGTGCAGCCTGTCTTGTCATAAATGAGAATAAGCCGTTCAAGCTCCGCTTTGGTAAGCAGATTATTTCCCTGTAATCGCGCAATCACCCTCGCGCGTTTTGTCTGATTGTCCGCGCTGATTTCCGGCAATACAACATCCTTTTCATGCAATGAGAAGTTATCGGTTGTAGTTATGAATAACCTCAAGTCCTCCGCTGAAATATCTTCCGCTACTTTATCAAGCAGCTTTTGAATTACAGCGTACAGGTCTTTTACAACCTTTGATTTCCTATAATAGTCAGGGAGTCTCACAATCATGAAATCACCACGCTCCCTAAAACAGGAACAGTCCCATCAGCAATCGTTATATTAACCATTCCGCCGTTTACTTTTAGATTAGTGTAGTCCTCCACTCCCGAAACCGATAAAATGAGGCTGCCTATTTTAGCATAGGATATATACGCTCTTTTAAGTGCGTCTATCGAGAGATAGCTTTTTATTGACTCCTCAATTTTCTGCTGAATATCCGGCGTTTCGTCTGTAGTCAGTTTGACGGTGATATTTACCGTAAGAGCAGTTGCGCTTACAACCGTGACATCCGCACCAATCGGTCGGTTTTCATCAATATGTGTTTTCACCTTTTCAATCAGTTCAGCCTCAGCAGGCTGATTATCTGTATCTACAATGACCACTTTAACCGTTCCGGCTCCGTTCCAGAGAGGAATAACACGCACATCACCGACACCAACAACCTCTTTTGCCCATTCGATATAGTGATACTTGTTTCCGCTTACGTTCGGACGCGATACCTTTTCAAGATAGCGTTCAAGTAAATCAGCGTCACTTTCCGCATCATAACCGCCTGTGAAATCCGTTATATTTTCAACGGCAGTAAGTCCCGGCAGCGTTACGGGAAACCGGTTTATTTCGCCAGCCTTGACATTTCCTATACTTCCGGCAGTTGTGCAAGTGGCAGTCAATTCAACATATCCGCTTTCGGGAACGCTCATAGTTTCGTCCACAGAAAACAGAATATTGTCAGCGGCAACCTTTGAGCCTTTCGATACTATTTCACCGCGGTTTCCCGTGATGCGTACTATTCCGCTTGAATAGGTGGCAGCCTTTCGCGTGATACCCTGCTCCGCCGTCTTACGGTCGAGGTACTCCCCTGTTGCTGTAAGCGCAAAAGTATTTGTTGACAGAGTCTTTATTTTGTTTTGAAGCAAATACACCTGTTCCGCCACAGGATAAAGAAGGTCATAAAAAAACGAGCCAACCGAGATGTCGTATTCATCCGGTACGCTCGACAGCATATATTCAATTATCTCTTCAAGTGTCAAACTTATACACCTCCGCAATCGCTCCATAGCTTGTAGCAAGTGTAAATGATAGATTAAGCTCAGAACCACGGTTTACGGCTGAAAAGCTGTCCATGTTATGGATGTCCTCATTTTTAAGCAAAGCGATTTCAATCTCACGGCGCAGTTCCGATTCCGCAAAGTCTATGCCGTAGGTTTTGCCTATTACCAAATCCTCAATATTAGCGCCGTATTGCCGACCTTTATATATAGAATATCGGTTAAGCTGTGTCCGTATGGTTTTCTCTATCCACAGCTTAAGAGCGTCAATACCCGTCAGCACCACAGGATTGCCGTTCTTCATTCTGAACTCGCCGTTTTTGAAATCAAAGTCAAATGTATTTTTCATTGAACCACCCCAATAGCCAGAAACTTGTTATTAGCGGAATATGGCAGCAGCACAACTTCTTTGCCGAGATGTATGTATTCCGTATGGTTATCATAGGTCTGCGTTTCATATATATCAAACGTAGCTTTGATGTCATCCGCGTCAAGCAGTATCCTGTTTCCGAGCTGTATAGTGAGTTCCGGCAAAGATATTATTTTACCGAACATCGGCGTGTACGGCGAGGGATTGTCCCTGTCTTTTATATGCCTTGCTAAATCTGTTATACCGCCCATCACTTTCTCCTTTCGGGCATCAAAAAAGCGCATCATTTCTGATACGCCTCTGACTTTATTTATCTTCTTTATCGGAATTACCCATTAATTCCTCAGCTTTTTTGCATCCGTCATTCACCCATTCCTCAAATTCCGTCTGAAATACCATTGACGGGTCAATGCGTTCTTCAACTGTATTCAAAAATCCCATCTACCTTTAATCATACATTTTCATAAAACCGATTTTATACCCTATAAATATAGTTATCCTTACGCGGTTTTAACGGAGCTTTTTCTCCATATCCGAGTACGCAGTGACCGATACCTTCATAATCGCCGTCAATGCCCCATTTCTTTAGTAAAGCTTTGCCTTCCTCGCTCTCAAATTCTTCTTTTGCGCGATGTATCCAGCAGGACTGTACCCCTACCGCTTCGGCTGCGTTCATCAAATTTCCCATTACTAATGAGCCGTCATACAGATATGTGGAGATATTTTTATCGGCAAGCACAACGATTACTGTGGCAGCTCCGTAGAACGGATCACTGTCAGTTCCCATAATAGTAGCATTCATTTTTGAAAGCTGTGCAACAGTTTCCTTATCCTGAACCACTACCATAACAGGCGACTGTCTCCCCATTCCCGTGGGCGCATACATTCCCGCCTCGAGTATTGTATTAAGCTGTTCATCTGTAATCTGCCTGCCGTCAAACTTCCTGCAGGAACGGCGTGATTTTAATGTTTTAATTGTCTCTGTCATTTTATAATCCCTCCAAGTTCTTAATATATTGTATCTAAATGATTTATAATTTTGCCCATAAACCGGAATTTAATTTTCTATTTTAATTTTGTATAATTTAATATCTGTAATACTTTTTTTGAAATAGACAAATCCAAAAAATCTTGTCGACTTTTCTTGACCGCATTAAACCTCTCATCCCATTGCTTTGTAACATTTGATTGTTTAATGACTTCTGTTATTTCATAATCATCAAATAATAATATTTTTTTAGCTGAATAGAGTTCCTTTGTATAATGATCGATTATATTAATAATATTGTTTGTACAATCATTTGGCGACATCTGAAATTCACCTGATGAAACAATATCATAGATTTGATTTGCTAAATAATGATAGTCTGGTGGATAATCATCTGCTACAATTTCACCTTCATCATCAGTTATTGCACAAGGTTTGGGATTTATGCCATTTTTCTTTAATTTGTATTCATAATATGACATAATGCAATCAGTTTCTACCATGGCTTTATCATATTTACATACATCTTTGTAAGTACTTATCAATATCATCAGTTTATTGCGTTCATTTTTATGAAGATAGCGAATTGCATAGTTGGACTTGATTTCATAAAGTTTTTCGTAATTTCTTTTTGAGTAATTTTCACGGTCCAATATTTGAATAACCGGAAAAATAACTGTCATAAGTACATTTTCTCTATTCGCTTTATCATAATATTTTTTGGAAAGCAAAAATGATATAAAAGATGAAATAAATATTGCCATTGCATTTTCGTATATCCATTCAAAAATCAATTGTATCACAAAAAATCACCCTCTATAAATTCCGATTTTATCATTTCTAAAAACTGCAGTTTATGTGTTATCTATTTCAGAACTAATTTTTTTAAATTCCCTTGCCCGTAGATTTTCTATAAAAGATGAGTATATTTCACAGAATTTCTGAACTTCTTCAATCAACTCGTCTATATCCTCTTTTGCTACTTGCGTCAAATCCCAAACAACACTCATTGCTTCATCTGATGCTCTTTCAATACAATTCTCTAAATTATCTTCATATGCCTCCATTGCATATTCTTCTTGTAGCTGGTGATTTGTATATTCCTCTGAATCAAACTCCGATAACTCAATGAGTGTATCAAAACTCCTTACCTCCTCAATTCTTGAGCATAGAGCTAACAATTCTTCATATACATCATTAGTGGTAATTGTCTCATCTTCATCTCCGTTAGTAATAGTATCAATTGCATCATAAATATCACTTGCAACCTTACATGCCTCGCTTACAAGTTGAACAACTTTATCTAAAGTTGCCACTGTTAAGGTAGCTTCGTATTCAACATAATAATACCATTCTCCATCTATATCATCGTGTAATCTATAAACCTCTTCATACAATTCGTTTTTAATATTGTAGACTGCTGAAAGCGCCACACTAGCCTCAAGTAAAAGGGCTGTATAATTATATTCATAATATGGAATAGCTGTGGCCTGAACATCTGGTAAAACCTCAGAATTAATATAATCAATGAATTCTTTATCTCTTGATATAAATCCAAATTCTGTATTATTTGCACTTTCTTCCGAATAATTAGCCGACCCTATATAAACAATGTAATCGGTCATTATTATTTTCCCATGATTAGAAAAATCAAAAAATACAGTAGAGTTAATACCAAGACTTTCTGGTCTTAGCTTTGATAAATATAAGTTAATCTTCTGTCTTGCTTTATCCCGGAAGATGTCACCATAATATGTCTCCCACCTGCTAGGAATGTTTGTAATAACATTGACTACACAGTGCTCGCCTGCTTTCCTCAATGCGGAAACTAAAGCGTTTTTCTTTTCAGATATGTTATATGTAATAATAGTAATCTCAGAAGCCATTTCAAAATTGTCCAAAACTTCTTGATATCCTAATTCATTTTTTGAATACACAAATTTAGCATCAGCAGTAAGAAATTCCTTTTTCACACTATTGCCGCCTTTCACTGTTATCTCTTTCACTATCCAATTTTGTCGCTAGTATCAAGTGACCGAATTTATTTCACTCTAACAAAATATTTTTACACTATTAAATTCCGATTAATCTATGAGTTTAATTATATCACAACAGTATTTGACAGGTAATCAAAAAATCAGACTAAAATTTCCGTAATTCCAGTTTGTCATAATGCCACCCATCCTTGAAACTGTGGTTGGTACTTTCAATAACGTACTTGGTATCGTCAACGGTTATGACCTCACCCGCTCTGGTATAACTGTCATACTTCTCCACAATTTCAAATGAATAGGTTTCACTCTCTCTTGAGTTTTCGTTGAGTTCACGCTTTGCAACAGCGTCTGCGTTTTCCTTTTCGGGATCAATCTTCACGATTTTCTGTAAAAAACCATACTTGTCAATCAACTCTCGATTTTGTAGCACCATCAATTCTGTATACACATTATCCTTTTCCGAAGTGATTTTAATTGAGTTTTTCATTTCCTCAATGGATGTGCTATGGCTTACGCTGCCTTTATACTCCGGCGAATATGCCTGCGCAACATTACTTGCCACTCGAAATTCGGGATATGCAATAAGGTCACCTATTCTGTAAATACGCAATCCCTCCGGCACAAAATCATAGTTATAGTCTCCGTAACACCTATCAAGAATATCCGTTAATATATCCGATATGGTTTTATCAAAATATATCTGATTGATATTAACATTAAGCTCCGGCAGCATAGCGATTGATATTGACAGATCATCGCATATCTCACGAATCGCGTCTGACACAAAAATGTTTTTGAACTGATACGTCTGACTTGTCTTATTCAGATACCAACCAAGGTCTACCACTGTATATTTATTGCTGTTTTCATCACCGTCATCCACCTTTGTTATTACGCCTCGAAAAATTTCTGTGTTTGTAACCATGCGTACAATATCACCTACCTGAGGAGTGTACATCAAATCCTTTAAATATGCCGCATCCGTTTTTGCCACTTCAAAAGACATGGTTGTCGCGAGTTCATAAATACTGTTTTTCCATGCAAGGTTTCCGGCTATTTTCGTTATATCCGTATCGTTTGCATATAATGTCAGTTGTCCTGTTGGAGCAATTGGGGCAAGGCTCTGCATTCTCGGATGGATATTCTCCTTAACACGGTTATTCCATACAACGCTCGCATTGCTGTTGTCGCTGTAGGAATTTTCCGAGTACATATAGCTTTCAACTCCATTGGAAGAATATGAACCATTGCTCTGTACTTTATCCGGATAATCCGGATTAAACACATATTCATAATTACCACTGGAAAAAGTCCAAGTATGGCTACCCACAGTCCGGCAGTTTTCCGTACCTCCTGTATTTCCCTCAACGGTTGTAAACTGATTACCGCTGACTGATACTATAATACCTGTGTGTCCCTCACGCAAAAATATATCTCCCGGCTGCGGTATATATGCTCCGCTTATAAGCTGAGATTTTGAATACAGCCGTCCTCTACTCCGCGCCCAATCAATACAGTTCGGACAGTACGCATAATTCGGCACAACACTCGTCGGAACACCGCATTGACGGACAACATATGTGACAAAAGCCGCACACCACCAGAAGTTATATCCAATGTTGTCCACGTTATCGGAATACCAATGAGTGTATTTGTTGTTATTGCCGCACTGACCGCCGATTTCCTGCATCTCTGCTCTGGCTCTGTTAGCCACATCAATTCCCGACGCCATTATCCAAGCAGCCCCAATCTGTCAAGCCAGACTATCGTTCTCAGTTGGTCGTAGTTTAAGTTCCATCCTTCGCCGTCACCGTTTAACACACCTTTGTCGACAAGCTTCTGCACACTTTCCCTTGCCCATTCCGGCATATTTTCATCAATATAGTTGTATATCATCGGATTTGCCAATGTCTCAACAAGTCCCATTAGATAAACAACCTGTTCTTTTAATTTATTTAATTCCTCCATATCAAATTCATCCTCCTCATCGGATTGCGGATTTTCCCAGCCGAGCAGATTAAACTCCTCAAGCTCTAATGTGTACCACAGGTCACCGTCCGTTTTAATCGTATATTTGAAATCCTTTACTGCCACTGCCATATTTATCGGCGTATCGGTAATAATAAGGCGTATCGGGAGTTTTTGCTCTATCCAGGTATCAATCTTGTAGACATACTCCCAGCCTTTCATTGATGTATCACGAAGATACGGATAATCGCGCACAGGAAAAAAGCTCGAAATTGAAATACTTTTCAACTTCGGGCTTCCTATGAGTTGCAGTTCTCCTTGTGACACTGTTTCAAATGCTGTCAGCGACTGCGGCTTGCTTATCGTGAATGACGGAGGCAGAACAGGAATTTTTAATATATCCGCTCTGTTATTTACGCTTAAATATATATCCATCCCGTTCCTCCCGTCTACATATTCTCTATAACCTCCACAATCCTTGTAGCCACCTTATTGGCAATCGTTTCATCATCGTCATTACCGGAATACACCTTTACCTCAATATAATTAGTGATATTAGGTCTGTCGCTCGCCGGCTGCGGTGTTAGAATCTGCGCAAGCTTTGTCCATAGCATATCAAGAGGCAGTACGGCTTCTGCTCCTGACTCGCCGCCGACCATTGCATTGCCGCCGTTCATTCCGAACATTGTCGGACGCGTCATAATACCGCCCTTTGCATACCACTGAATACCGAGTTTCGGTATCGGCGTGCTGATTCCGGCAATGCTTATCGTTCCCGTCTGCACGATATGCGGCGCTTTGATTAAGTTCTTTATACCGTTCCAGACGTTACTGATGGTTGTCTTTATAGAATTAAAGACATTAGACACTATATTTTTCACAGAATTAAAAACATTGCTGAATGTATCTTTAATACTTTGAATTACAGTTTTTATCCCCTCAATAACATTTGTTACAACTGTCCTGATATTGTTAAACGTCAGTGTCGCGGCAGAGGTTATCGCATTCCATGCATTCATAACCACCTGCTTTGCACCGTCAATTATCACTGTAATCCCGGTTATGACGTTCTGCACGCCACCCTTTATGGTGTCAAGATTGAGAGTGAATATGCCGACAATTGTCTGAAACACACCTGACACAACAGTTTTTATCCCTTCAAATATGCCTGACACCGCCGCCTTTATATTTTCAAAAACAGTCCTTATGCTTGTAAAGAAATTCTGAAAATTCAGCTTAATGCCCTCTATAATATTGGTTATCGTTGTTCTTACAGCTTCCGCCGCGTTTCCGATATGAGTCCGTATTCCCTCAATAATTATTGTAATAACACTTTGAACTCCGCCGACAATATTGGATACCACGTCAATTATCGGGGCAAGAGCCACAGCAACACCGGCCTTTATGCTGTTGAACTTCTCAACTACCGCATCTTTAACGGTTGTGAACTTTGCTGCAATTTTATCCTTTACACCTGATGCGGCATCACCAATGGCAGTCAGTTTCTCTCCTATGGCATCTTTAATGCCAGTAAATTTTTCTGCAATAGCGGTCTTAACCGCGCTGAACGCATTGACTACCTTATCTACCACAGGCTTGAGCGCACCTTCGTTATATGAATTCTTAACAAATTCAAACGCATTTGAAAATGCGCTTCCAAACGCGTCCTTAACACCTGACAGTTTCTCCTTTACGGTATTCACCATAGGAGAGAGCTTTGTTTTTACGCTGTCAACAACCTGACCAAGTTTACCGCCCGTGAGATTATTGATAAAAGTGTACCCTGCTGTGTAATAGCCTTTTACCGCTTCCATAGCGCCTGCGGCAGCGCCTTTTATACCTCCGCCATGCTCTTGGTATGCGGTTTTTATATTATTCAGCTTTTCGGAAACAGTATCTTTAACTGCTCCCAACACATTTGACGCAGTTTCCTTGACGCCGTTCCAAGCATTAAATATTGTGTTCTTTATACCGTTAAAAATATTTTTGATACCGTTCCACAGATTGCCTGCCCATTGCTTGACAGTATCCCAATGCTCATGCAGCGCCACACCTATGGCAATAACTGCGCCAATCGCTATAACTACCAATCCGATAGGCGATGTGACAAATGTCATAATTGCGCCAAATACGCCTGTCACAACATTCAGCGCAGATGTTGCCGCAATCTGAGCAATGGTGGCAGTAGTCAGCGGTGCAAACGCTGCCGCCTGTGTTCCCGTCATAACCGCCGAAAAAGCAATAAGTCCGTTACGGATACCTTCTACAACATTAGCCGCCGTAACGGCAATTTTATAGGCTGTAACAGCCCCGGCAATTCCGGCAATCACAGGTGAAAGCGCACTCGCAACAGAAATAACTCCGGACGCGATATTAAGCACCAAAGATAATGAATTGCAAAGCGTCGGAATGATTACATTCGCAAGTGTCTGAATAAGCGCCGTACCGTTTCCGCTGAAAGCGTTGATAATACTGCTCTTAACATTATCAAAAGCCGTATGTAATCTTTCTATCGCCGGCTGATTGTTTTCAACAGCCGTTTTCACCGCAGTAAATACAGTCATTCCGATATTATATATACCTTGTATTGCATAAAACAGTCCGTTGCCGATTGCTACTGTAAGCGTTGATACAGCCGGAGTAATCGCACCGAGTCCGTCTGACATGGATTGAAGCACACCCTTAAACTGTGAACTGCCGAGTGCGTCAAAAATAGCAATTTTTACACCTTCGAACTGAGACTTCAAAAGTGTCAGCTTTCCGCTTACGGTATCGTTCATTGTATCTGCCATAGACTGAGCCGCGCCCTCGGAATTATTTATTGCGTCCGATAAGCTGTAAAAATCATCAGGGCTTGAGTTTACAATTGACAGAAAGCCTGACAGCGCATTCTTTCCGGCAATCATAGTCGCGTACTGACCCTTTTCAGAATCTGTCAGAGATAAGAATGCGGTTTGCAGTTCAGGTATAAGAGTTGACAGCGGTTTCATGCTTCCGTCCGTATTAACGGCGGATATACCAAGCGCCGTCATGGCCTGTTTGACTTCCGCGGTAGGTTTTGCAAGCCTTGTCATCACACCGCGCAGAGATGTACCCGCGTCAGAGCCTTTAATTCCGGCATTCGCCATAAGACCGAGCGCGGTGGTAGTGTCCTGCATGGAATAACCCATTGCTCCCGCCGTAGCCGCCACATTCTTAAAAGATTCACCCAAAAGCGATACATTCGTATTTGATTTTGATGACGCAACAGCAAGCACATCGGCAAACTGAGCGGAATCGCTTGCTTTTAACCCAAACGCTGTAAGCGCGTCCGTTACAATGTCGGACACGCCCGCAAGTTCCTCACCCGACGCCGCCGCAAGGTTCATAATACCCGCAATGCCGTCAATCATCTGCGATGAGTTCCAGCCTGCCATTCCCATGTAACTCATAGCATCGGCAGCCTCAAGCGCAGAGAACTTTGTGGTTGCGCCCATTTCCTTTGCTTTATCGGAAAGTGCCGTTAATTCTGCTCCCGTTGCACCCGATATAGCCGACACATTCGCCATACCCTGTTCAAACTGCATTCCGGTATTAACAACATCTTTGCCGAAATTAACTGCTTGCCGTATACTGACAAATGCTCCAACCGCAACGGCGGCTTTGGAGGCAAGCGAGGTAATGATATTTCCCGTACTGCTCGACTGTGAACCAAAGGTCTTCATGCCTGTGGTTGTACCGTTCAGTGTGCTTTTAAGGTTATTACTCGCACTGACGGCAGACTTCATGTTGGTGAAGAAGTTACCGTTATTCAGGCTCAGCGTTGCGCCTATATTTCTTGCCATTACCGACCACCGCCTAACAATGCTTTATACTTCTCTTCCTCCTCTTCAACAGCAAGCTCCATGCTTGCTTTCAAGAATATTTTTTCAGACAGCGACAAACCCGCAAGTCTGTCCCAATCAAAGCCTTTCTGCAAATAGTAGTGGATAAGCTGCATATCGCCGTCTGTCCGGATTAGTTTTTTACAGTTTCAACACCGCCCATATATCCAGCAAGCTTCATACACTCAATCGCAATCTGCGGAATTTCTCCGGCTTTGAATATCAATTCAACAATATCCATCGGCTCCGCGCATCCGAACGCGTCCTGAGCCTCCTGCGATTTAAGATTAGGCTCCTTGATACACTCGTAACACATATACTTGTCACCCTCACCCGGCTCCATATCGTTTGCGTCACGACATAGCGCGCCGTCGGGCTCCTCTATCATAATTACCGCATCAAGCGATGCTATGTATAAATTTTTTGTCTGCTTTGTTTTCTTTGCCGCCAATATTTGCTCCTTGCGTCTCATCAACTCCGCCAAGGTTAATTTTGTATTTTTGTCCATTTTACTGTCCCTCCATATTTAAATCTTTTAGTGTCCCTGTATTAAGCGCAAGGGTCTTCAATTGTATCAAGATACTTAAATCCAACGAAACCGCCGCTGAACTCGTCCTCAGTTATTTTTCCGTTTTCAAATGCCTGCAGTGTCAGCTCATCAAGCCAGCATGATAAAAGCTGAACACGCTCCGTACCGCCGTTGTCCGGGTCTTCAAGCTTTGACACAAGCGTCAGTCGTTCATCAATACCCTGTGACAATTTTTCGGCATATGTCTTTCCTCTTGAATAAACCTTCTTTATTTTCGCAGTCCATGAGCCCGATACCCCCATCAGCTTAGAATCATCCCACATTTGTCCGCTGAAATTTATCGTTTCTCGGTTTGTCTTGATTTTAGCCTCGAAGGATGTAATCTCATAGCAAATAGAATTGTTCCACCAAAAATACCCGTGTGTACCGGAAATAACTGCGCCGACCTTCGGCATAGTTCTTTGACCCGCCATAATAAATCACCTCTATTCCATGTTGATTGCAAACCGTAAATCTTCAATCGCATCTACAAACTGCACACTTGCGATAAGAAATACAAAACTTCCTGTTTTAGCTTTGCGGATTTGGTCATCGGTATATTCGGATATATCGTATTTCTCCGCAAGCCACTCACGCTGTGCGTTTACATCAATATCGGCAGCGTTTTCATATTCGTCATATAAAACGCCCTGACGGACAAGACTGTCAAAATACTGATTTACCGCAGCAACAAACATAATCTTGTTGTCATAACTGTTATTGATGCCTATGTAGTTATTTTCAAACGTGGTGCGTATATCATCGCGCATTAAGTCCATGCCCTCAATAATCTTTATCTTCTTCATATCCGCCGTCTTATCTCCCGACAGAATATGAAGCGAATTAACACCGCGGGCAATCTTGACCTTTTCACCATCGTTTATGAGTATCAGCTTTCCGCTGTCTATGTCATCATCGGGCGTTTCACTTTCCGCTATGCCGTCAACCTCTGGAAGCACCTGATATGTAGCGCTCTCCGTCATGGAAAGACCTGCAAGAAGTCCGGCTATTCTCGCGCAGTATTCGCATACTGAATACGTCTTAGCGCCCACCTTTATATTGTCGGTCGCAAACTCAACAATTCCCTCATCGTTAAAGCTCCCGGTATTCTCCGTTGCGGGAAGCACCGCCTTAAATGTTTTCTTAGCAGCCCTCTGGGCTATAATCCACTGTTGGATTGTTGCCGCATCTCCAATCCTCTTTTCAATGCCGGGAACGGTAAGCCAATTCCAATGCTTATATTTCAATCTCGCCAGAGCAGCTTCGTAATCATCACTTGCGACAATTCGCTCCACAAGCACACACTTCGGTGTGCCAAGAAAAATCTTGTTAAGATAATCAAGATTGACAGCTGACCAGTCGGATTTATCAATATCCGCTTCATAGTTGTATTTGTAGCTGAGATTGCTGTCGCCGGTCTTTGTATCGTCCGCTAAGATAACCGCCACAATTCCGTTTTGACTTCGTCTTACGGCAGTTTCGGCTTTCGTCTTAAATTCAATCAGTATTTCGGGCAAACCCATTAAACATCACCTCGTATCACAAGTTCACTCATGTCCTCATACTCCTCGTTTCTGTCCACCGCCTGAATAAATGTAATATCAAAATAGACATACAGCGCAGTCTTTTCAATATCAAACTCCATCTCCTCAACTGTGAGATGCCTGTCCGCAATATCAAACGGCTGATACAAAAACAGCTCTTTAATCCTGTGGGACGCGTCTATGCAGTCCTCTACAGTTTCAAGAGCCGATATATATTTAATTTCTATTGAGTCGGTCACTTCCTCGCTTGCTCCGCCGCAGGAAAGCAGTTTAGCATCCGCAGGAAATACCGACACAAACACGGCAGGTTTATTAAACCCCTCCTCCACCTCGGATGCAACCACATTGAACCCGGCATCCGTAAGGATTTCTGAAATCCGTGTTTGTATATCCTTTTCAGTTATCATTTGTTTAGTGTCCCTTTCATTTTAGTGTCCCTAAATTTGAATATCCTTTGTCACCCTGTCAAGCATTTTCTGTGCGCCGCTTTCGAATTTAGTTCTTGCTTCGGATATTGATTTTTCAAGCATATGCTTTCCTTCCACATATCCTCCGGACTTTATTCCCCTTGCGCTGCGCTGCACACGGTTCAGTGTACGTCCGCGTTCACGGGTGCGTCCGCCGCTGACGACTTCATGTCCAAGCTCTATCAAATGAGCATGCGGCGCGGTTGACTGAATACGCACAACGCGTACCTTACCGCTTTTATACTGCTTAACCTTCTTAAGCCGCCATGAGTTGCGCAGTTTCTTTGTTCTGACAGGAGTAAGTGATTTTGTTTTCTTGTTAACCGCCTGTCCCTCCGCCATCAGGAATGCGTCCGCCTGATTGGGATAATTTTTCTCGCACCGCTTAAATGCTTTTTCAAGTTCATCAAATCCGAACACGTCAATATTCCTTGCCATTGCAATCCTTCTCCTTTGCAATAATCTGAAGTTCCGTATTCCGCTCATTTATATTTAGAACAGAAATAATATCAAGTACCTGTAGTCCGAACATGATTTTCATATCGGATGTAATATTCGGTAAATAACGCGTAATCACTTTATACGTGGTTTCACCGCGCAGTTTCTGTGCCTCTTCATATTCCCGACCCGTTGTCGGAGCAACCGATGCCCACACCGCATATTCTTTTACAGAAAGCTGATGAGTGTATAACTGACCACCAATTGATTTCAGGATTGCGTTGCCTGTCCTGTCCACAGTAATATATACATCTGTATTACCGCCAACACTGAGGCTATTATCAAGATTAGGATTGAACGGAATCCATACAGGCACATTCTCTTTCATTCCGTTCAGCTTTTTGTCAAGCGGTTTTAAGAAAATTATCCTATGGCGCAGCTTCGAAAAATCCATCTAAAACGCCGCCTTTCTGTATGGCTGCAGGAGCGTATAAAATACACTTGGAACACCGCTCTTTGTACCGTCTCTCTGTTCAAAAAAATATCCGATACACACGAGCATTGCCTGTTTGTAGCTTTCAGGCAGCGGTTTGGGCAGTTCAAGCCGCGTGTAGTTTTCGCACATTTCGCAAGCTAAAAGAACGAGTATCCGAAGATAATCGTCCTCCGCGTCCGAGTCTAAATGCAGATACTGTTTGACCTCATCAATCGTCAGCATCGTTGTCTTCCTCCGGCTCGGTTTTCACACTCTTGCGTTTGGTGTCACCGCTGCTGCGCGTTGATTTGATTTCTTCGGCAAAGCCGCATTTTATTAAATCGTCACCGATTTTCTTATCCACATCCACAATCTGACCTGCGGAGAAACTAAACGTCAGACCTGAACATGAGGTTGTTACCTTAATCTTCATATTCTCCTCCTTATCCGGCCATAGCCATTGTTTTTACCGCTTCCGGCAATATCAGCTTGCCGTCCACTCTTTGGAACACCCTGAAACCGACTTGTCCGTTCTTTGCAAACAGCTCGTTAAGCCTCTGGAATGAGCGTCCCTGTCTGTCCGCTATCCAGTAATATTTCAAATCACCGAACAGCAGAATTTTATTTCCGCCGCCGATTTCAGGCATATATGCCGAGGTATGTATAGGTCTGTTCAGAATTGTATCCGGCTGTCCTGCCTGTAACCCCGGCTGCCAGAGATACTGATTGTTGGAATCCTTAAGTTTTCGAATAGCCTTAATCGTGCTGTCATTTGCAAGAAAAGCAGCATTCTTTCTGTACGGTGTTCTGAGGCTGTGATATAAGTCGATAATCTCGTCTGTTGTGATTGCATTTGCCGACGCAGATGTGACGCCGACTTCGGCTGTGTTGATGACTCCCGTAGGCTTGCCTGTACCGTTACCGTTGATAAACGCAAGCTCCTCGGCAGCGCCCATACGCCTTGCAAATTCGGATGATATGTATGTTTCAAGATTAAATGCCGAATCGTTAAGCAGTTCCTCTGAAACCTTGATTATTGTACTGAGCTTATGCGCTCCGAGCGACACTGTGCCGAATTCATCGTCACTTTCGGTATATTCCTCGCCTTCATCCGTCCATACCGCTTCACCGTGTGACGCAACCACAGGGATTTTCTTGTCGCCGTTGGCGCTTGTGATAATCGTGGCAAGTCCGCGCATAATATTTTCATCGGTAAGCTTGTCAATGAGCGTTGCCTCATATTCGTCCGGCACAAGGTATCCGCCCTCACTGTCTGTGCCAATCTGCAAGGTATCATGCACCGAATATGACAGCTGATTGTTCTGCATCAGCTTCCAGAAAGCGTTTTTATACGCATCACTCGCTCTGCCTGTTTTTATTCCGGCGCCGTTATCAGGCTTTTCACGAACAGGTGTATTTACGGGAGCGTTAAGCTGTTTCTCCATCTCCGCCTGACGCTCAAGAATATCTATTTCCTTGCCAAGCGAGACAATGTCAGCCTCCATTTTTTCGTATGCAGCCACATCATCCGCTGACAGCATACCATCCTCACGTTTTGCGTCGTCAAGGAATTTCTTTGTCTTTTCCCATAGTGACGCTCTTTTCTGTCTTAAATCCAAAATCTTACTCATTTAGTGTCCCTCCGTTACTTTAATAAATTTAACCGTTTTTCAAACTGCTCTGCCGCTGTTCTGTCCTTTTTCGGAGCAATAGGTTTCAGCTTTTTACGCATCGCCGCTATGGTGTTTGTCACCATTGTTGTCTTATCAAAAATCATGTCATCACTATCTTTTTCCTCATATTCATCGGAATACAAAACCCTGTCACAGAAACCGAAATCATGCGCCGAATGTGCGTTCATCCATGTTTCCGCATCCATGAGATGTGAAATCTTGCTGCGCGACAATCCCGTCTTTATCTGATAGGCATTGATAATCGACTCCTTGACCTCATTTAAAAAGTCAATCCCCTGTTCAAGCTCCGAAGCCTCGCCGTAAAGCATCATGGACGGGTTATGTATCATAAGCATTGATGTCGGTGACATTTCCACCATATTGCCTGCCATTGCAATTACCGATGCCGCGCTTGCCGCGATACCGTTTATCTTGACAGTAATTTTGCCCTTATGCTCTTTTAAGGCTGTGTATATCTCACTTGCAGCAAAGCAGTCACCGCCCGGACTGTTAATCCAAACCGTAATGTCTCCGGTGTATTTACTAAGTTCATCACGGAACATCTGCGGCGTAACATCATCGCTGTACCATGACTCCTCGGCAATTACCCCATTTAAAAAAAGCACGTTTTCCGTGCTTTCCGTTTCATCGTCTATCTTGTTTGTAATCGTCTTGAATTTCCAAAACTTACTCACCGTTTTCCTCACTTCCTGTCTGTCCAAAATTACCTGCATTCCTGATGTCAATCATATTTCCGTTGCACAAGTATCTGTCGCCGCCTTCCTCTGCCGGAATCTTATTCATATCCTCCAATTCCCGTATATCGTTTGCGCTGTACCATCCGTTCTGCCTTCCGACGGCATATCCGCTCATCCGGCTTTTGAAATCACCTCTGAGCAATCCGTCAACATTGAACTTGACGAAATATTTCTGCTGTTCCTCCTCTGTAAGAAGCTGCTGAAATATACTTTGCTCAATTCTTACAAGCCATGGTCGTATTGTGTTTGTTACAAAATCCAAGCTCTGCTGTTCGATGTTGTTAAATGAGCTTTTCTCTAAATCCGCAATCATATGCGGAGGAACGCGGAATATACGGCAGATTTCATTTACTTGGAATTTGCGTGTTTCAAGGAACTGCGCCTCATGTGGATTGATGGAGATAGGATTGAATTTCATCCCCTCCTCCAGAACCGCCACCTTATGAGCGTTACCGCTGCCGCCATAGGCTTCATTCCACGCGTCGCGTACCTTTTTCGGTTCCTTGAGAACACCCGGATGCTCCAATACACCGCTCGGCGTTCCTGAATTAGAGAAGAATGACGAGCCATATTCCTCCGCTGCGATTGATAGACCTATTGCATTCTTTGCCATTGCAATCGGCGAATAACCGATAAGTCCGTCAAATCCGAGACCTACAATATGCAGGATTTCGTCCTTGCGGAAAATAAAGCTGCCCTGCTTATCGGAAGTGTAGGTGTAATACAGCATTCCGTCCTCGCCGCGGTCGATCTTCATCTTCTCCGGCATAAGCGGATAAAGTTCTGTAACCTCACCCTTGCCATTACGGATAATCTGCGAGTATGAGTTGCCCCACAGCAGTAAATGCGACATTATAACCTCACGCATCACAAAGCTGTTCATTTCGGGATTAGGTATATCGTGGAGCAGCCGATACAACGGATGCGTACACACGCGTTCCTTGCCGTTCTCGGTATAAGCATAAACGTGCATCGGAAGGCTTGCTACCGTTTCCGATATAATGCGGACGCAGGCATACACAGCCGTCGTCTGCATTGCAGTCCTCTCCGTCACCGACTTACCTGACCATGTTCTTCCGAACGGAAAATATCTCCCTCCGCCGACACTGTCACCTGTGTGATTTTTTGGATGGTCTCTTGATTTAAATATTGATTTGATGAGTTTCATATTTCCTCCTGTACAAATTTTTCGATATCTATTGACATTTGATAGCTTTTATGCTATCATTAAATTGTAAATAAAAACTACTTATCGGAGTATACTAATTATGTACACTGTAGAATTCTACGAAAAGGCAAACGGTGAATCCGAACTGTGGGATTTCTTAGAGAAACTGCGATTAAAAGCTGAAAACAGCAAAGATGCAAGAATTCAGTTTAAGCAAATATCACTTTACATTCAGCTTCTCGAAGATAACGGTACACGATTACCTAATAACATTACAAAGCATATTGATGACGGTATATGGGAGCTTCGTCCCGGTAATAATCGTATCTTTTATTTTTTCTTTGAAAACGATACCTTTATCCTTCTGCATCAATTTCATAAAAAGACACAGAAAACACCACGGCGAGAAATCGAAAAAGCAAAATCCGAACGTGATGATTACTTATCCAGAAAGGGGCGATTATAATATGAGAACATGGAACGATTATAAAGAACACGTTAAAGCGGTTGACCCTGTTGCGGCAAACGATATTGATGATGTTGAAAGTATCGCAGCCATTGTCGGAGCACTTATCGAAAAACGTAATTCACTCGGCATAAGTCAACGTGAGCTTGCTTCGCTCTGCGGAATGCCACAGTCCTCAGTTGCAAGAATTGAGTCATACAAGACTACTCCAAATCTTGATACACTTCTTAAGCTAATGCATCCGTTGGGACTCACATTAACTGTATCTTCAACTAAATAAGATAACCATTTACACCTCTTTCATTTTGTATGGAAGAGGTGTTTTTCATATCAAAATACAATAATACCTCTACTATCATAAACACTGCCTTGATTTTGCCCCGCATTACGAACCGCACGGTCAAGCGCCATTACAGATGCAACCGCTCCGTCAATACGCTCAGTACTGCATTTCTTGGACAGCTTAATATTTTCTGCCGCATCCGTCTCAACACACACATTATCAAAATTCCAACGTAAAACAGGATGATTGTTATGTATTATTTTCTTTTTCAGAACAAGGGAATACAGCTCCTTTGTAGGCGGAGACATGTCCTTAAATCCCTGCCCGAACGGAATCATTGTCAACCCCTCATCCTGTAAATTCAAAATAATCTGTGTTGCGTTATATCGGTCATACGCTATCTCCCTGACAACAAATTTACTTGCAATCTCCTTTATATCAGTTTCAATCCTTCGGTAGTCCACCACGTTTCCTTCCGTTGTGCGAATAAAATCATTTACTTCCCACACGTCATACGGAACATGGTCACGGCGTACACGCTGACGCAGATTTTCCTCCGGTATCCAGAAATACGGAATAATAATATATTTCTCCGTATCGTTTCTCGGCGGGAATACAAGAACAAACGCAGTCAGGTCAAGTGTTGTTGAAAGGTCAAGTCCTCCGTAGCATTCACGTCCGCGCAATGTCTCTATATCAATCACTTCATCGCAAGCGTCCCATTTATCCATCTGCATCCAGCGTGTGGACTGCTTCACCCACTGATTAAGCCTTAACTGTCTGAACAGATTTTCTTCCGCCGGATTTTCCTTTGCGGATTGAAATGCGGCACGTACTTTTTCGATATCAACCGTATGACCAAGCGAGGGATTTGCCTTGTACCAATTTGCCTCATCGCTCCAGTCATCGTCCTCTGCAATTCCGTAGATTACAGGATAAAATGTCTGGTCAATTTTCCGTCCTGCCAATATATCAACGGCCTTTTGATGTACCTCATAGCAAATACTGTTTCTGTCAGTTCCTGCAGTGGTTATGAGGAAAAACAACGGCTGTGTTCTTGCATCACCTGAGCCTTTTGTCATTACATCAAAAAGCTCACGGTTCGGCTGGGCATGAAGCTCATCAAAAATTACACCGTGAACATTAAGTCCGTGTTTTGTATACGCCTCGCTTGACAAAACCTGATAAAAACTGTTTGTAGGTTTATACACCAGACGCTTTACTGACATTATAGGTTTTATTCTTTTCTTAAGCGCCGGACACTGGTCAACCATATCTACAGCCACGTCAAAGACGATACTTGCCTGTTGGCGGTCACTTGCGCAGCCGTAAACCTCCGCGCCCCATTCACCGTCACCGCAGGTGAGATACAGAGCTACACCGGCAGCAAGTTCAGATTTACCCATTTTCTTTGGGATTTCAACATATGCGGTATTGTACTGACGATATCCGTTCGGCTTTACCGTGCCGAACACATCGGATATAATCTGATCCTGCCACGGCAATAAATCAAACGGAACTCCACGCCATTTACCTTTGGTGTGTTTCAAGGCGTTTATGAAAGCCTTTGCCCGCTGTGATTTGTTTTCATCAAACATTATTTTTTCTCCCCGTCCAATGACAAAAGCTGCTCCATAGTATCGTCAGAATTGTCTGTTCCGCTGTCGCTTACAATCCTCGACCGCGATGCCGGAGTAAGTCCAAACTGCTCACAAAATTTGCTCATCTGCTTTAAATATTGCTGTGCAATGGAAACCTGAGGAACCTGCTGCCAATATCCGCTCGGTGTTTTTACAATAGCGCCGTGCTTGGAGATAAACTCCTCTGCCGCTTTCCAACGTGCGTACGCTTGGCAGTATCCGGCAAATGCCGCCATATCCACCTCTGTCAGAATACCAAACTGTTCCATCTGCTTTGCTAAGCGCCGCCACTCCTTTTTCGCATCATCCTCCAGCCATTTCGGGCAGGACGGCGCTTTCGCCTTTGGTTTCGGCTCATTCGCGTTTAACCGGCGCTTGCCGGGATTACCCTCAAGCTGTTTTATCGCCGTAGGTTTCGGCGTTCTGCCCCTCTGTGCCAAGCATATCACCTCGCTCTTATATATATTTTCGCACGAAAAAACCGCCTCAAAAGGCGGCTTTCAAAATCCTTATTTCTTTATTTGTTCAAATCCCCACAGCACTGCACTTCCGCCGTCCTTGAAATACTCGTCAGCCTGTGCTATGCGTGAAATTCTGCATTCAATATCACCAAGTCCTGTTTCTTCAGGAGTTTCAATAAACTCGTAAACCGCTGCAGTGAACCCTTTGAATGTAAGGTCGGTCACTAAAACGTGTTCTTCGTATTTAAGTACCGAACCGTAGCTTGAGCTTGTTTCCGTCTGTAAGTGTTCCATTGTTGTAATCTGTGGGTAGTCCATATAAATTGCCATTTTCGTTTTTCTCCTTATTTACTTGAGCGTCCTAATTCGTAAGCCTCTGTCAAGGCAGTTTTCAGTTCCCAAATTGCAGCCTCAAAGAAGTCATGGTCACCGCAGCGGTGTGTTTCCAAATCACCTCTGCCTTGAACATTAACAAAAATTCTGTCTGCCAGTTCATAAAGTTTCTTATCAAGTTCTGCCTTTTTCATTTTTTGTCCTCCGTCTTAATCGTTGATTTCTTTTGCGAAATAGTATCCGAACACATCTCTTGCAATTCCGTAATTGCTTTCGATTCCGTATTTTCTGTCTTCCTTCATCGCAGCCTTTGCAAGTTCCATGGCAGCCTTTTTACTTTCCTCACGGCTCAATCCCTGAAACCTGTATTCGCCGTCTTTTTGTAAACGTCTGATTGCATCCTTTTGTGTGATTTTCATGGTAAGTTACCTCCATTTTCTTTATTGTGAGTACATATTACCGTCACTCAGAGGTTTTATCAATACAATTACTGCACAATATATACACTTTTGATTTGTACATATTACAGCTATATATTTCAAAAGAAAAAGCCGCCCAACGGCGGTTTCTCCTATGCTCTTTCTAATCCGCATATTTCTCCGTCTACCCATATAATCCGATAAATTCTGTCCTGCCATTTAATTTTTTTAATTGTCATTCCCACATATTCATTGCTACGGCTGTTTTCAAAAATAACCTCGCCGTGTGAATTTATCCATTCACCTACATTTGCTCTGAGCCTATCGGCAATCTGTGATTTTTCCCAGTTCGTCATCCTGACCGCCTCCCCTTAAGCAAATTCAATTGTAAGCATTTCGCGACCGCCCAAGTAAAAGCTGATTAACGTCAGGGGATCATCAAAAAATGTTTCTTTCGCCTGTGCGAGCATCTCCTTTAATCTGACTTCTCCAACCATCTCCTTGACTGCTTTGCGAGTTGTTTTCTTGTTGTTGATGTAAAATGTTGTTTTCATAATATTTCCTCCGTTCCTTTATTGTGAGTACATATTACCGTCATTCAGAGATCTTATCAATACAATAACTGTACAATAATGCATCAGATATATTGTACAGTTTACAGCTCTATATCACATAATATGCAGTAAGCAAAACAGCAAGAAAAATGACATTCACTGCCGTAAAGTACAACAAATACCTTCCTCGTACCGATTTATTTTCACGTCCTATATACTTAAAAGATATAAGGCTTGCCATCGACGCTATAAGTGTCCCCAATCCCCCGATATTAACGCCTACAATCAGAGGTCTGATATTATCAGTAAATCCCGAAAGCAGCAGCGCCGCCGGAACATTACTTATCAGCTGGCTTGACAGAATACCTGTTATGCACTCACGCCCGTTAATAATACTGTTTATATAATTACTGAACATCGGTATCCTTCCCATATTGCCTATAAAAACAAAGAAAGCAATAAAAGTCAGCAGAAGCGTATAATCAACCCTTGCAAAAATTCTATAATCAGCTGCGGCTGTCGTTGCTATTACAACGAGCAGCATAATCCTGTAATCAAGCGCATGTGCAACCGTAAGCAGACACACGCAGAACAATGTACTGTAAATAACCACTTTTCCCTTATTCTTAATTCTTGTCTTATCATTAAAGTCGATTTTTACACCGCCTTTTCCTTTCCTTAGCAATGCCCATGCAGACAAAAGCACAAATGAAATTACTGTATACGGCAGCATCAAAAGCATAAACTCGCCTACACCCAAGCCTGAAATCCCATGTAGGTACAAATTCTGCGGATTGCCAATCGGCGTCAGCATACTTCCCAGATTTGCCGCTACCGTCTGCATTGCGACAACAGGGATTATTGTTTGGTTTTTGATATCACCGCCGAGCATATCCAAAACCGTAAATGTGAACGGCACAAATGTAATAAGCGCCACATCATTGGTTATAAGCATACTAAAGAAAAAACACAGCATAACCAGTATAAAGATTAAACTCTTTGTGCTATGTATTTTTTTTAGCAGATTTTCGGCCATAAAGCTGAACACGCCTGTCTTTTGCAGTCCCGCCATTACCGTCATCAGACAGAACAGCAGTCCAATCGTTCTGAAATCTATATAATTCAGATATTCAATATCCGGTGTTATAAAAAATGACGATATAACGGCAAGAATCACCGCAACACTTAACACAGTTTCATTTTTTATAAAATGCCATATTCCATTTGCAATATTTTTTAAGCCCATAATACATCCTACCGTTTCTCAAAGTTGATACATGTATTATAGCATTTGACCAGAAAAAAAGCAATCCGCCGGATTGCCCTTTCATAAGTATTCAGTTGCTATCCTCTTATCCCTTTATAATTGTAATTACCCTTTTTGATTTCCTCAAGTTCTGTCTGAACTGCTTTTTCATATTCAGGGTCGGAGCGTTCCTTGTCCGCACACTCCAAGCACAGGCAGTCCGTATTAAAACGGCTCATTGTACGCCCGCCGTCAAGCGGTTTTCCGCAGCGGTTACAGTTCTTCTGTGTATAAAACTTATCCATTGTAATTTCCGCCTTTCACAACCTCGGCTTTACATTCATCAAATGCTTTTTCCAAATAGTCAAGAGGCAGACCGTTGTCCTCATATCCGTCTTAAATTTCGTAGTAGTAATACTCCGCCGGCAATCGGAACTTGCCTTTTGCTTCATCGTTCATCACATACACCATTGCCGTTTGCGTTCCCTCTTCCAGCTCGACCGGAAGTTCTGTCTTTTTATAAAAACCCGGGTAACCCTCATATCGGTCAAGATTACGTTCGCATCGTTCCGTAATCTTCCAAAGCACAACAGGAACACGGCAATTTTCGGATTTTTCGATATTGGCAAAGCCTCCGCTTCTGAACGTCAGCTTGTAACCATTGATAAACCCATTATTGCAAATTGTAGCCTCCGGACATCTGCCGGACATCTGCTGAATGTTAATGTTTGAGCCATAGGCTGCATAGAATTTTGTTTTCATAATATTTCTTCCTTTCCGAGCGGCTGTGAATTTTTATACCGCTTCTACTGCCGTAAGGACGGTGTTACCCGTCCGACGGCTGTAGTTGATATTTAATTATTCACTGTTTGCTTGGCAGCGGTGGATTGTTTCAAGTATGGCTTGCTGTTCGTTCTCTCCTACACCGATACTTTCAAGAGCCTCACGAGTTCCGCAGTCGGGACAAATGATTGTTGTATTATCGCCTCTTGAAAGTGCCGGAGTGCCATGATATGTCTTACCGCATTTCGGACATACCGCTGTTTTCAAATTTTCACATTTCATACTCTCGCCTCCCGTCTGCTGCGTCTGACCGCATCAAATAAAATTTCGGTGTCAAATCCGAAGTTTCTGTATCCATACATACAAGTGCTTATATACTGCATAGTCGGAACGCCCGGCGGTCTGTCCTCGTGCATAATATATGCAAAGGCTGTGCGTACACGCTTCTTGCCTGAACGAATTCCGGTTACGGTGACCGTCATTTCCTTTTTGTAATAAAATGCTGGATAACCCTCATATCGGTCGAGCGCATCCTCGTCCTCTTTTTCAATCGTCCAGACTGCAACGGGAACACTTGCTCCCTGTTTCGGTTCTATCGTAAGGTATGAGCCTGTCTTGCTCCCTCTGAACAGAAGCCCGTAATCCTTGATAACCGCCGTTCCGATAAGCCGTGCCGTTGGACAGCGAAACCGCATTTGATTGATATTCAAGTTGCTGCCGTAGGCTAAGTAATAGCGTTTCATTTTAAATCATTCCTTTCCGAAGGGGAACGTCCCTTTGCGGAAACACCCTTCTACCACCTTAAGACCGCCTATGCGGTCGTATATTCAAGGTGGCAGAAGGCTATTTCCTTTGATTATGCCGTTCTCCCGTTTCGGAATGATGCGTCTCCGGCAAGTCTTTTGGTAAGAACCGTAGCTGTCCGGCATGCAGACCGTTCCGCTTGCCGTTCGCCGGAGCGTCAAATTGGAAAAGTCTGAACTCAATTGTTCCCTTAGTGAATACTGAGTGGTAATTGAGCTGATGGTATCGGCTACTGTGGTAATGCTGACTGCGGTTTCTGCAATCACTCTGTGTGCCGTACCAAATATCCGCAAGCTTGGACATTGTCTTTGGTTTCTTTTCGTTTAGATTTTTCAGAAAATCCTTGTCCACCGTCTGGCAATAGCTGCGTGTTCTGCTCTCTGCGATGTTAATTGCGTCTATTAAGAGGTTTTCATGGCTCGCCATGATGTTTGCAAGGTTTCTGAGCGTCCGCGGAGTGTGTCCGTTTGCTCCGACATGTATGTGAATTCCGCAGCCGCGGGTGTAATCGCTTTTTGCCCCTGCATGTCTGAGCTGTCTGACAAGTTCCTGCAAGGTTTCAATGTCTCTGTAGTAAAGTATCGGCGTTACCAATTCGCATTTTTCGCTGTCCGTTCCCGAAATGCTCACGTCTCTCTGAAATTTCCACTCTCTGCCGTCCGCATCCCAAGCCGACCAAGTGCTGTAACCGTTTCTGCGCGCTGTGTCTTCGTATCTGCCTGTTCCGAAATATGCAGCTGCAATCCTTGCTGCTTTTTCTCTGGTGATGCTGTTCATCTCGACCTCAACACCGATAGTCTGCTTTTTCATTTCCTCAATCTGAATTCGTGTTTTCTCGTTCATGGTTTATAATCTCCTTTTGTTTTGTTGAGTGTATATTACCGTCATTCGGAGATTATATCAATACCATTAGTACACAATATATTGTGGTTTTTATCGCAAGATATACACAATTTATGTACATATTGCAATCAGTTGTTTTCCGGTCTGCCGTACCGGAACGCGCTATTCCCACTCAGATTTTTTATAAGCGCCTTGCGGAGTGGTTTATATTCCTTGCCAGATAAACCGATACGGTTCAAAAATGTCCGCATGGCGAATTTCTCGTTTTCCACAGGCTTTTCCTTTGCCGTAACCCTTACGGCATTTTCAGCCATTTTATACAGCGCTTTTATAAACGGAGTATAAATTTCGAGGTCATCGATATCAATTCTATGGTCGAACCAGTCAAACCACAGTATATCTTGTTCCCATTCAATCGACAATTCTTTTTCCGATCCAAAGCCTTTTGAAACAGTGCCTTTTTACTCGCTATAATCGCATTGAGGTTTTCAATTATTTTTTCATCGCATGGCTTATCGGAAAGTTCCGCTATCGGCATTCCTATTGAAAATCCAATGGCTTCCTCTTCATCATCCTCAGGCATATTCTCCGCTGTGAATCCGCGTTTATAAAGCTCTTCCATAAGATTTTCAACATCTTCATGTTCCTCACAGTCAACAACCTCAAGATTTCCGTCTCTCGTGATTATGTAACGGTCGCCGACCGCATATGCGAATGTCGGCGCGCCAAGATATTTTGACGGCTCGCCTATAATATCGCTTACCGCCTTGACAAGAGTCTTCTTATCGCTGCCTGACGCGTTATACTTGATTTCCATTTACGGTATCCTCCTCTGTCTTTATTGTAAGCACATATTACCGTCAATTTAAGAATTTATCAAGTATGTACGTTACACAATAATCTTCATCATACTTTGTATATTTTACAGCACAATAAAAGCCGCCCTTATCATAAAGGCGGCTCTTTAGACTATTCGAGATATAACTCCTCATCGGTTACAGGAATTTCACCGTTTTCCTTCTCGTAACGGGCAATTTCCTTTTTGATGAGGTATTCAATCATGTTTGTCATTGTTCGTGATTCCCCGGCTGCAATCTTCTTAATCTTTACATGATTAACAGGGTCAAGTCTAAGTGTGAATTGAGTTCTTACTACAGGCATTTTCTCAGCTCCTTCTGCTATTTTAACTACAATATATGATACCACTCTGGTTTCTTTTTGTATGGTGTCTACTTGACACCTAATATATGCGATGCTATAATAAAAGTAAAGGAAGTGGTCACATGAAGCTGCTCATAGCCGGTTCAAGAAGCATTACAAATTTTGATATTTCACCGTACATTCCGCCTGATACCGATTTGATTATAAGTGGCGGTGCAGGCGGTGTTAACACGCTTGCGGAAAGCTATGCCGATAAACACCGGATTTCAAAGCTGATTCTGCGACCGCAGTATAACATTTACCGCAGAGCCACACCGCTTAAGCGAAATGAGCAGATGGTAGAGCTTTTCGATGCGGTTCTCATATTCTGGGACGGTATTTCACGCGGTACAAAGCACACTATTGATTACGCTGACAAAACAGGAAAGCCTATAACTGTAATCAGTGTTCCGCAAAATTAGCGATACCGTTTATAATATTTCCGATGACCACACAGGATTAATTCCCGCCATCATTCCGGCAAGCGGAAATCCGCCGCTGCCATCAAAGAGTGAGCCAAGCGTCAAACTATTATTCATCTCGATTCACCTCACCGTATGGGATTTTCTTTCCGTTACGCAATAAAAAAACGTCATCTGAATTTTCTTTGAAATCCACATAACGTCTTACAATCACATCAACAAATTTTTCATCAAGCTCCGCCGCATAACAAATTCTATCTGTCTGTTCACAGGCAATAAGCGTGCTTCCGCTACCACCGAACGGCTCAAGAACAAGCGAGTTTACCACGCTTGAATTCTGTATTGGATATGCCACCAAAGCCACAGGCTTCGTTGTCGGATGCAACTCCGATTTTTTTGGTCTGTCAAAATTCCATACCGTGCGCTGCTTTCTATCCGAATACCATTTATGCCCGGCTGTCGGTTTCCACCCCACCAAAATTGGTTCATGGCAATACTGATAATCGCAGCGTCCAAGAACAGGAGTGTTCTTAACCCATATACATGTCTGATGACAGAAAAACCCTGCATCACGAAAAGCAGTTCTGAAATTTATGCTTTCCTTATCCGCATGGAATACATAAATACTTGCCCCATCAGCACACGCATCATACATTCCCTTAAGTGCCGCAAGCAGAAACTCATAGAATTTCTTATCTTCCATGCTGTCATTTTGTATCTTTCCGGCAGTTCCCTCATATGCGACGTTATACGGCGGGTCTGTAACTATCAGATTTGCTTTCTTACCATCCATCAGCTTTTCATAGGTTTCAGCTTTTGTGCTGTCACCGCATATGAGCCTGTGTTTTCCTAAGAGCCATATATCACCCTGCTGTGATATTGGATTATCCGGAGGAGTTAAATCCGCATCATCCTCCTGAATTTCATCCCCTTGATTTTTAGCAAGCAGCTCATTAAGAGCCTCCTCGGTGAATGCCGACATTTCAAGCTCGATGTCCCCGCTGTCCTTTATATCCTGCAAAATATCCGCAGACATCTTCATATCAAGTTCAGAAAACTCCTGTATTTTATTATCTGCCATAAGGTCAGCATACTCAGAGGCTTCACTCTCATAATCCTGATAATCAACAGGAACCTGTTTCGCGCCGAGTTCCTTTGCCACAAGAAGTCTGCCGTGACCCTTCACTACAAAACCCGAACGATTCGACACCACAATCGGATGTCTCCAGCCCTGACGCTTTATTATCTTTGCAAGTGCATTTATCTGCTCCTTCGGATGCTTATTCGGATTTCTCGGATTGCCGACAAGTTCGTCCGTATCCACAATCTTATCATGAGCGCAGTAAACCGCTACTGTATCCGCAATGGCTTTGGGTTCTATCTGTTCAATCATTTGCTTTCACCTCATTGTTCAAATTCCAATATTCCTTTCTGCATCTGTCAGAGCAGTAAACTTTGCGTCGTTTTCCTTCTGTGTGTTTCAGTCGTCTTCCGCAGTTTTTGCATATAAGTCCAAGCTGTACGGATATTTCATTATTTAAAGCCACAACGGAACCAATACCTATTAAACCGTTTCGTCGGCAATACGATTTTACTGTACTAAGCGGTAAGACAAGTTTACTTGCTATGTGTTTATATCCCAAGCCATCAAGTCTCATTTTACGAATTTTATTTTTTTGTAATTCTGTCACTTTTTTCACCTTTTTCCAATGAATAAACGCATACTTCAAGACGATTTGGAATATGCAGAAATTTAAGTGTCCACCACATTTTGCGATAATTATCAAGCGGGTTAATATAAGCCCCCTCTTTTAATTTTGCGAAAATTTGCGTTTGAGGGGGCAACGGTCTACGCTCACCCATTTTTTTAAGATTATATAGCCCCTTGGGGAGAGTGTACCCATAAAATGCCCGATTATTTGTTCATTCGGGATTGTAAACTTTTAACCGATTATATATTTTTTATTTGCTTCGCTGCCTATGAGATTTTTATTATAATTGCATATAATATTTATATATTAAACTGCTGATTGCGTTTTATTAGCTTGATATTAGCAGTCTAATATGTTATAATAATACTACAATCAACGGAAGGAGTGATTTTACATGGCTAACATATCAAATGTAAGTTTTCGCATTGACAGCGACTTGAAAGCTCAAGCCGATACACTGTTTTCTCAGCTTGGTATGAATATGACCACAGCGTTTAACATTTTTCTGCGTCAGTCAGTACGCGAAGGACGTATTCCGTTCGACATAACTATAAACACACCCAACTCAGAAACAGTGGCGGCAATGCTTGAAACCGAGCGTATGCTGCGCGATCCCAATTTAAAGGCATATGATGTTGAAGACGCTCTAAAGGAGTTGAAGTCATGAATCTAAAAGTCATCTGGACTTCCAGATTTAAAAAAGACTACAAACTCGCAATCAAGCGCAACCTAAACATTGAGCTTCTTGACGATGTAATTCGTATGCTTGCCGCAGGACAGACATTGCCGGAAGAATACAATGACCATCAGTTAACAGGCAATCTCAAGGATTACCGTGAATGTCATATTCAACCGGATTGGCTGTTGATGTATCGCATTGAAAAAAACATTCTTGTTCTTACACTGCAAAGAACAGGAACACACAGCGATTTGTTCGCCAAATAAATATCGGGACGATTTCAGTAACTGTATGTAGGTTTACTGTCAAACCGTCCCGTTTTTTTATCATGACAGCTCTTACAAAGGCTCTGCCAGTTGCTTTTATCCCAAAACAATTTATTATCACCTCTGTGCGGTTTGATATGGTCAACCACCGTAGCTTGAACGTATTTCCCGTTCCTCTTACAAATCTCGCACAGAGGATGTTCTCTAAGATATGCCTTGCTTGATGTTCTCCATTTACTTCCGTATCCACGCTTTGTGGCTGAGCGAGTAACTTCAGGGTGACATGATATATGTTCCTCACAATATCTTCCGTCAGTTAAATTTGCACAGCCCGGATGTCTGCATGGTTTCTTTGGTCTGTATGGCATATTCTTTCCTCCAACGAAAAAAGGACGCTCCGTATAGGAAACATCCTTCTTTGTATAACTTTTCACTTTCAAGTCTTAAATATTTATTTCTAATCTTCCCTGCAATACCGTATTATCGGAATAATATCAAGTGTATCGGAATAATACAACCTCAATTATTGGAACAATACACAAAGCCGACTGTTACATATCATCTCTCTGTTTATTCTTCTCTCGCAATTATAGCATAACACACTTTTTTACGATGTTCAAGAGTGAACTGAAGTGAACTTGCGTGAACTATAGTGTCCAATTTTCTTTTTATATGATTTTATCAAGTTCAGCCAAAGCTTTCAAGTGCATTTTATGAATATACCGTATTGTAAAATTAAGTTCCAACGCAATATATCTCCACGTTTTACGGTCGGCATACCTAAGCCACAAAATCCGTTTATATCTTTCATCTGCGATTTTATCAAGCTTTTCCCATACTTCTGCTTTAAAATCGACAAGTTCATCAATATCTCTGTCAATATCACGGTCAATATCGATTATCTTTGTCATTATATTTTCAAGCGGATTTTTATTCCGTGTATGCTGAACTGTTTCTCCGCTGTAATTTGGAGTGGTATTCATTGCAACATCACGAAGTGTCATAAGACGCTGTTGTTTTCTGTTTATCGCATTATCCATTGTTATAAGCTGACTTAAATATTCCTTTGCCGTCATTTATATATTCCCTCCATCCTTGCTTTTATAGCCTCCATCAAAGAAGTCTGTCCCATGTCTTTATCATTTAAAGCCGTCATCACATCTTCATCAACCGTACCTTTGGTCACAATATGATGAACAACTACCTTGTTTTTCTGTCCCTGCCTATAAAGTCTTGCATTCGCCTGCTGATACAGCTCCAAACTCCACGTCAGTCCGAACCATATAATCGTGCTTCCGCCTTTCTGCAAATTCAGTCCGTGTCCGCAGCTTGCCGGATGTGCCAACGCAATTTGTATTTTACCGTTATTCCAATCGCATATATCCCGTTCCGTTTTTATCTCACGGATATTAAATTTTTCTGCTATTCTGTCCTTATCGTGCTTATAGCTGTAATAAACAAGTACGCTCTTTCTGTTTGACGCCTCAATTAAATCCTCCAAAGCTTCAAGTTTACGATTATGTATTTTCTTCACATTTTGGTTTTCATCATAAACAGCACCATTTGCAAGCTGCAGCAGTTTATTGCTGAGACTCGCCGCATTCACTGCATCAATATCACCGTCGGCAAACGGCAGAAACATTTCCTTTTCAAGTTTCCGATAAAGTTTCATCTCTTTATCGTTCATCTCAACTTCGTAAATATTGTCTATTCTTTCAGGCATTTTGATATAATCCGTTGCTTTCATCGAAATACATATATCCGATATTTTCTCATATATCCTTTTTTCTGCATTAACCAACGGCTTGTATGAATACACAATCGCACCGTTTCGTTTATCCGGTTTGAAATATTCATCACGAAAACCTGTTATATATCTTCCGAGCCTTTCTCCCATATCCAGCAGATTTATCTCAGCCCACAAATCAATCAAGCCGTTAGGTGCAGGTGTTCCGGTCAGACCTACAATTCTGTCAAACTTAGGTCTGACCTTACGCAGTGCTTTAAACCGTTTGCTTTGATGGGATTTAAACGAACTGAGTTCGTCTATCACAACCATATCAAAATCAATGTGACCGCTATTTACAAGCCACTCTACATTTTCACGGTTTATGATATAAATGTCTGCGTCTGCTTTTAAGGCTTTTTCCCTTTCGTCCGCACTGCCGATTGCTATTGAACATCTCAGGTATTTTAACTGTTCCCATTTGTCACACTCCTGTTTCCATACCGACAGTCCAACTCTGAGAGGAGCTATTATAAGGACTTTTGAAATCTCAAAATAATCATACATGAGGTCACTTACAGCTGTGAGTGTTGTTATCGTCTTGCCAAGACCGCATTCCAGCATAAGTGCCGAAATCGGATTGTTTATTATAAAATCAACACCGTACTTTTGATACTCATGCAAATTATCTCTGCTCAATTTCATCAAGCACACCTCCGATTTGTTCCGTACCGTCAATGCAATACACCGAAAAACCTAATGATTCTAATTGCCTTTTTCGCTTTATCTGTATGCTCCTCATTTTCCGTCCGGGTGCTTTCATCTCTGCAAATGCAATTTTTCCGAAAGGTAGCAAAATCAATCTGTCGGGCATACCGTTAAAGTTCGGCGATACAAATTTCAGTGCAAGACCTCCGTGTATTTTCACTGCATTCACAAGCATTTTTTCTATCTCTTTCTCACGCATTTTACCTCCCATACAAGTTCCGAAGTTCCTTCCGTTCCCTATATCCTACGCGCGTATATATATGTGCGTAATTTTTAATATAATAATATATAATCTATATAACTTTTTAGGTAGCATCGGAACATTACCTTTAATTTATATAGGTTTTATGCCGTTTTTTAGTGTTCCGAACCAAGCTTTTTTACGGAACTTTTCGGATACATCGGAACACAAAACAGATATAGAAGTCTATACCTCTGTCCTTTCGTAACCTGCTGCCGCTCCATAAATTCCGAAACGGCTCTTTTTGCTCATCTTCCGCCAGCCCTCTATTTTTGCCATAATGGCAGATATGGCATTTGCGTCAATCCTTTTCAAATCCGCTTTCGCCTTACCGAAACATTCACACCATATTTCCATATTGCATACCTTCTGACGCTTTATTTCCCCTTTAATATTCACCTCTCCGAATTCACTTCCGTCAAGAAAATTCCGACGTTCATACAAGGACATTTCATTCCAATTTACAGGCAGCAATGTTTCAAGGTATTCACGCACCATACCCTCACGTTCGTCTGTTTCCATAGCCTCACGCTGAAGTTTCTTAGCAAGTTTCTCCGTCTGCTCATCAAGAATAAGCGGTTCGCCCCGCTTGTAATACACAAGCACCTCCGCCCAAATTTGATCTATATCACTCTGTGATAACTGCCACGGCTTTTTCTTTGAATTACCTGACACCTTAACAGGGAAAAAACGGCGATTTCCCGTAGTATCACGCAGATACCCATGTTCGGCATTTGTAGTTCCGATAAAAATACACTGCCTTAAATGCGGTGTTGCACGTCTTCCGAATGAGGCACGAAACACATCATTCTGCCTTGATATAAAGCCTCTAAGTGTTTCAATTTCCGTTTTCTTAAGCCCTGCAAGCTCGCCTATTTCAAGTATCCAAAATCCCTGCAGTTTTTCAGCCGCCGTTTTATCCTTTGTATCCGACAGCAATAGAGAATCATTAAACCACTCACCGCAAAGCTTGGATATAATCGTGCTTTTTCCAATCCCCTGCGGTCCTGACAGTACAAGCATAGTGTCAAACTTTATTCCCGGCACCATTACTCTTGCTACCGCTCCGCATAGTGTTTTACGGATAACCGCACGAGTGTATGGATTGTCCTCTGCACCAAGGTAATCCGTTAAAAGCGTATCTACACGTTTCTGCTTATCCCACTTCGGCAGACCGTCAAGATACTGCCGTATCGGATGGAACGAACGGTCATCAACAACTTTTGCAAGTGCCACATCATAATTCACTCTTGTGAATTTACCGTAGCTGTATGTAAGATATGTAAGCAGCTGTGCGTCATCAGCGTCCCGCCAATACTTAGACGGGTGCTGCCATGGTACATCACCGTTAATTTCTATACAGTCCGACAGTTCGTTAAAAACTATTCCCTTTAGTTTCGGATCGTTCTGAAGTATTATCGTAAGATTTTGTATGCTGTTTTCTACGTCACCGTGCTTATTCACAGACAAATACTTATGCCACGATGTATTGTCATTGTCATTAATCACAGAAAACTCCTCATACACAGCCTTTTCTTTATCCGTCAGTGTCTGTTCTTTAACTCTGCCGTCCTGCATTGCAAAGTCTGTCATTGCTTTAAATGAGGCTGATTTCTCACTGTCGGTTTCATCTTTGTCAAGATATGAAAACTTATGTATCCGCACCAAATCAAAGCTGTTGCACAGCTTACCGCAGGCAGGGTCTGTTGCGTGATGAGAGTATGCAAACTTGTCATTATACACTATTACTCCGGCTACGGAATCGGCGGGGATATAATCATAACGACCGTCCAGACTGCTTGGTTCATATACATCTGAAAGTAATGTGCTTATTGCGTCCTGTATCGTATATGCACGGCAAAATGCACCTACTATTCCCTGCTTTGTCAGAGGGTCTGCCTGTTTCTTCAATGCGTGTGATACAATTTTTTTCTGTCTTGACGAAACAGGATATTCAGAAGTATCATGCCAGTCTTTATAACGTGCAAGCACTGCGTCCGCATCTATTTCTTCACCGTCACGGTGCTGAAATACAAACTCACCGTCAGAAGATGTTGACGGCCAATACATAAGTCTATGCGGCTGATACGTTGTATCGTCAAACTGTTCTATGCCTATATCTGCCGCTATTCTGCGTGCAACCGCCGTATATTCATCTGCCGTAACAGGACGTGACAGAGGGATAATAAGCCTAAATCTCGGTGTTTGTGCAGTATGCTTGTGTGTAGAATATATCAGGCATTTGAAATTAAAGAACAGTTCAATCTGCTCCCAAAAGTCCTCGTCTGCGTAATCCGCATCAAGAGTGAGCAGACATCGGTTAATCACAGTATCTTTTCTCCTTAGACCGCTGCGAAGTTCACCTCCGACAAATCCGCCCACATCTTTGATATTATCCTGCTGACCTTTGGGAAGTTTACGATATTCCTGCACCGTTTCAGCCGTTCGTATTGTCTGAGAACACTTCTGAACAAATTTCTCCCACGAAAATTCTTTAATCTTCCACGCTCTTGATGTACGGCTGTTCCCGACAGATATTTTCATTGTCCCCTCCCGTTATACATGTCTATTAATCCCGTTTTTCCCTTTCGTTTTAATTGTTTCTCAACTTTTTTGCGTTCTGTCGCAGCTTTCGTCTTTGTCTTATAAAACGAACATCTTCTTCCTCCGAAATCATTATTCGTTAAGCAAATACAATAACCGTCTGCATTAGCAAAGCAGTCTTTTTTATCCAAACATCTTATTTTCATAATCGTACCCCTTTAAATTTATTTTCTTTTGCATTTTTGTTATTCCTTTTTATAATACTCACATTCAAAACCGTCAGCATTAAGCGGAAGTCCGTCCGCCCATTCGGGTTTTATACACATCAGCTTGCACAGTTCGTCAACCGAACCGTAACCGTTCGGAACTTCACATATAATTTCATCATGAACGTGAAAAACAGTATCATATCCCGCATTTGCCGCATTTATCAGTGCATTTGCAAGCAAATCTCTTGCAGTCCCTTGTACGATATTCTCTGTCAGCTTACCGCCGAAAGTTTCAAGTCTGTCCCACTTCTTTGCGGAGTTTATCCCCATATATGTAATGCTGTCACCGCCGAACCTATTTGTACCGATTCGAGGTTTTATATATGACAGCCGTCTTCCGCTTGGCAGACGTATGAATAATATCCCCCGTTCATACGCAAACACAAGTTTTCCTAACGGAACGGTTGTTTTTTCTTTTATTGCTTTCATTGCCGAATTGCCGACTTCGTACCAAAAACGTACAATATGCGGATTGGCATTTCTCCAATCGTTAATTAAGCCCTGAAGTTCATTCTCCTGCACTCCCATCTCAACAGCACCCATATTCTTTAACGCACCGACTGAGCCGCCGTAACCGCAGTTGTGGACGAGTTTTCCCGATACGGTAAAACGATGATGTCTTCCGGCATTTCGTATGTCATAAACTCTAACCTTGCCTGAATTAACCGCCAATTTTTTCGTTTCTCGAATACTGCCGTTTCCGCATCTTGTATAATCTCTTTGCGACTTAATCCGTCTGATAAATTCCGAATTACCACACTTCTTACATAAGGCCAATATTTCTGTGAAAAACGACTTAATACGGTACACCGTTTGTTTGAATTGTTTTCCGTATGTGTTACAAACCGAATATTGTCTCGTGCATAACTTCCATTGTTGTCTATACGGTCTATTTCCAACTCCCGCTTCGGCAGACCATATTTTTTGATTAAATACAATCCTGCCTCTGTAACACTTGAAAATTCGAATTTTATTCCTCTTGCGCCATAATTGTGATAACCCTTGTCCTGTGGATTTTCGCACCGTTGCTTTGCTGCCGTTAGTCTCTTCTCCAGCCACAACGGAATTTGCCGTGGCTGAGAACAGCTTTGACAACCTTTTGATTTTCCCCTTTGCAGATTTGATAAAAGCTGCCACTGAATTGCACCACATCCTATACATTGCGTTAATACATAACAATGGTTCCATGACGCATTCCATCTTTTTTCTGCTGAGATTACTTTCACCCAGCCGAATTGCTGACCTATCATTTCCGGTTTGAATGATATATGCACCGCAGGAGGCAGCGACTCCAAACTGTATCGGCTTCTGTTCCCCTTTAACCCAAACAAGGTGTTCTTTGGTAGCTGTAAGTCCATCATATGTAATCACCTCTTGCTCACCTTTATATATAACTCCATCATGTGATACCCACTCTTCACCATCCCACAGTTTATGTTCAAGTGTAATTTTTTCTATTGGTATAAGTCCCGCATCCGTCAGCACAAGTTGACCTTCTGCTATGCAAGCAAGTTCTGATATTTTCCCCTTTTGACGCAGTTCGCCGTTTACTCCGTGTTTCTCCACCGGCACTTTAAACATATTACTTGCGGACGCACAGTAAATATCACCGCCGTTTTTGAATGTATCTATTCGCCACTGCTCTCCTGCTATCCAAGCAAGCACACGAGCCTCAATAGCCGAAAAGTCTGCGACAATAAATCTATGGTTTGGTTTTGGAATGAGAACGGTTCTTATAAGTTCCGATAGGACATTCGGTACGTTTCCGAACATCATGTCAAGCATCTCAAAATCTCCGTCCTTTACAATATCCCTTGCAAGTGTTAAGTCCGGCAGATGGTTCTGAGGCAAGTTTTGCGGCTGCAGAATGTTACCGGACCATCTTCCCGTTCTGTTTGCACCGCAGAAACGCATCATTCCGTGTACACGGTTATCACTGCACACACTGCGTATTACAGCCTCATATTTCTTGACGGACGTTTTCGCCATAAGCAGACGGAGTTTCAGCATTTCACTGACATCTCCGTCTGTTTCATCTGCCAGACTCTTAACAGCCTTTTTTGACAGGCTTTCAATTTCCACACCGTTTTCCTTGAGCCACTGTTTTAACTGCGTTACTGAATTAGGATTTTCAAGTCCAGTTATCATATATGCCTGTTCAACCGCCACAGCCGTCTGTATTGAATTAAGCTTTACCGCCTGCTCAGCCAATTCACTGTCAACTAATACCCCTCTGTCGTTTATTATTTGGTCGAGAACATATAGTCGATGTTCCTCATCACTTATAGGATACATTTTAAGTTTATCGGCAATCTGACGTTCAACGTCTACATCACGCATACAGTATTTTTTGAATGTTTCCCATTTATTTATATCGTGACACGGTCTGTTTCGAGTACGGTTTCCGTTTGATTTTGTCGGCTTGCACGGTACACAGAAATACTTAATTAACTCCTTGCCCTCCGTCATCTTCTGCCTCTCTAATCCGAGTACACTTCCGACATCGGCAAGCGACAAAGGCAGTGCCAGTTCCGCAGCCTGCACCGCTGTACAGTACCAAGACTGCGGATTAAGATATTCTCCCTCGGGAAGCTTAAGATACCTTGACAGACACACACGTTCAAATTGTGCGTTATATGCCGTTTTCACAACGGTATCTGATTTTATAGCCTGTATTATTTCCTCCGGAAGTTCTTCACCGCCTGCAATGTCAATTATATGAACATCACCGTCATCAACAGCATATGCAAACAGTAACATCTCAAAATTAGGAGAGTCCGCATACTTATATACTCCGCACCTTATAAGGTCTACGTCAGAAAAGGTTTCAATATCACAGCTTAATTTTTTCATAGTTCTCACCATTTACCATTAAATTTTAGGTTGACTTTATCCTAAAATAAGAATATAATATTTATATAAAAGAAATGGAGGTATGCAATATGAATGTTAATACCAAAACAATGGTTTCTATTTCCGAAGCCAATCAAAACTTTTCTAAAGTAGCAAGACTTGTTGACCAGTACGGTTCTGCTGTAATTCTAAAAAACAACTCACCTCGCTATCTAATTTTAGAATTCAATCAAGCTGATGAACAATTATCAGCACAAACTGATGATGTATTAGCTATATCAGAAAAATTAATTACTCGTAATAAGGCCGTATATGAGGAACTTGCAAAATGAAAATCCTTACTAAAGAACAAATTTTATTATTACATTCACAGCTTGTGAAAGAATTCGGAGGTTCACTTGATATACGCGATGATTCTCTTTTAGAATCAGCTATCAATACACCATTCCAAACATACGGTGGAGAGGAACTGTATCCGACTTTATTGGATAAAGCCTCTCGCCTATGTTTTGGACTTGTAAAAAATCATCCGTTTGTAGATGGTAATAAGCGAATCGGTACTCACGCAATGCTTGTATTTCTTGCAATAAACGACATTGATTTAAAGTACACTGATACCGAATTGATTGAACTTATTTTATCAGTTGCGTCAGGAACTCAGTCTGATTCTGATATTCTTCAATGGCTTCAACAGCATATTATTTAAGAACATCTTACGAGGTGTTCTTTTTTTGCATACATCTCCAATTCACCTTAATTTAAGAAATCATCTTCTTCATCATATGCTTCAAAATCGTCCTCTGCTCTGGTACGTCCGCCAAGCGGTTCTCCGTCTGCAATCTTCTGTATATTGCCAAGTCCGCACGCAATTCCTTTATTTCCGTTTGTATTAAACGGATAAAGAGATATTGACACTCTTGCATAACATCCGCTGTAAACCTCATTTCTGTCTAAAATAGGCTGTACATTCTTATCCACAATCTGCGGTTTATCTTTTGAATTGCAGTTTATGAAATAGCAGTCTTTATATGCCTCATCATCAGGACGTTCAATATCACCGTCACGAAGAGGCAGTTTCAAATTCGCAGGTATTCTTCCTCCGAACTTTGCTTTGCCGTCATGCTTTGCCTGTTCGACTGCGTTTTGAATATCTTTTACCGTCTTTGTATCAGACTTTGGTATAATCAAAGAAACACTGTACTTTTCATCACTGTCGTTAATAGATGCAGGCTCCCATATATGTTCATATGACAATCTGACCTTACCCGTTACTAAATGTGCCATATTAAAATTCCTTTCTAAACTCACCCAATGTATGTACTTCTTCTCTCTTATCAGTTTCCGGTACAAGTGTCAGTCTGCCTTTCGGTTTTATGATATAGTCACCGAGCAGTTCTTTAAAAATTTTTCTGCCCATAAGCTTTTCCATATCAGTTATACCTATAAGCGTGCTTTTATATATCTGTGACATGGTATAACCGTTATTTCGGCAAACCTCTGCAATCTTGTTTTCGTCCGCATACTGTCGTTTGGAACGTCCCTCGACTATTTTAAATCCGCTCCAGCTTTTCCCCTCATTTATAGCTTTCGCCTGTGCATAAGAATATACATCTTCTGCCCATTTTGACAGGTCGTCCGCTATCGTCAGTATGTGCAATATTTCATCATCATTAAGTTCCGCGGGGTCTTTAAACTCATATTCCGCTGTTTCAAGCATAAGTTCTGCACGTTTTCTGCATACAGCTCTTAATTTGCAGAATCGGCAATGATTTCCCGCTTTAAATTCGCCCTCGCCTTTTGCGGCAAGTTCGGCTATCGGTTTCAGTGTATTCTCCGCCCATTCCAGAAGTTCATCAACAGAAATCTCCCATTCGGAAATATTATCAAGTCTTGGCTGAACAATGGCTGTTTTCACTGTCTTGATATCATACAGATAATCGTAAAGATTAAGTGCACCCAATGCATACAACATCATCTGCGGATTGTGCTCTGCCGATACCGTTACGCCTTTGCCGTACTTAAAATCTATAACCTGCATTACATCATCTGCAACTATAACAAGGTCACCCGTACCGAAGCCGTCCTTAACATAATTTGAAAAGTCAAGTCTTTGTTCTACCATAACTATTGCGTCGGGACATATTTTTCTTATTGTTTCGATTTTATCTGTCGCATAATACGCATAGCTGTCTGTATATCTGTCGATTTCTTCTGCATGGAAGTTTCCGATATTCGGAGGTGCAAGGTCCTTTTCACCTAAATGCCACCTGATTTTATATTCCGCCATCTCATGAGCTGCCGAACCTTCCTGTGCATATATTGTTGTTTCGTCCGGAATATCTGCTGTTGCCAGTGCCGACGGCGGACATTCCAGCCAACGATATGCCAATGACGCAGAAAGTACAGCATGATTTAACGGTGGCATATCAAGATACCTCCATCTGCTGTAAATCTGCATAAAATGAATCAAGGTCTGATTCTGCAACAGCAGTAATATTCTTTACTCCGTATTTTTCAATAAGCTGTTTTATTTCCTCACGCTTACCGTTTCGTGACAATTTAACCGCAAGTTCACGCAGCATTTCATGTGTAACGCTCGGCTTATCCGCTTGTTTTTCCTTTGATACGCCGTCATTGCCTGCCACGGCATTTGCCATGGTTTCCAAACTGTCCGCAAGCGAACGCATATCGCTTACAACGTCAAGCAAAAGTTTCGTTCTGCTCATCTTCTCCCCTCCTTGTTCACTTCACATATCGAAAGTTTCTCTACACTGTCACCCGGAACAAGTATTGTCATCTTACACGGTATGCCAAACAAAAGACGGAGAAATCTCTCCCTTATTGATATACTGCGGAAATTCACAATACTGTCCGCTCTCGGTTTCTTTGAAACACTGATTGTTAATGTATGTTTCATAGTTAAACGTCCTTTCCGAAAGGCTAATTTTTTTATACCCTTCACTATACGGACACAAAAACACTGAAATATAAGGTTTTTTATAAAAACTTTTTCAGCTTTTTATAAATTGTTTTTAACTGCTGTGATACTGCCGACTGACTTATCCCCATATGTTTCGCATAATCACTTACAGACATTCCGTCAAAATATACAGCCTTTATAAGTGACTTCTGCTTGTCCGAAAGATATTTTATCGCTTCTGTTAATCTCCCGAACTTACTGTCTGTTTCAAAAATTGCCGTAAGATTTTTGTCCTCCGATGCATAAACAATTCCTTCATATACACACGAATCAAGTGAATAGTGCCTGCGTCTTTCCTTCTTATCATTATTCCTCTCCAGTCTGTCCAGTTCCACAAGAATACTCGCCCATTCATTAGGAACATCAACCTCCACATCTCCGTCCGCAAACTCATACTTAATTTTCATAAAAAGTACCGCCTTTCCGCAAGAAAAACGGCACTCTAACAAGCCGAAAAAACTCGCATTTTTTTAAATGCAAGCCATTCGGCTCTAAATTAAGTTTTCATATAAAAGTCTCCTTTTCATTGATAATAAAAAAATGCTTGGTAAACAGTTCAGAAAAAGAACTGTTTACCAAGCATTCTGTTTTTTAATTATTTTATAAGCTCCAAAAGCCATGGTGCTGATGGTTTGGCTATTGCCCGAGCATTGAGATATGCCATTTCAAGAGTCAGACAAGTATTTCCTAAATAGTATCCGTCCATAACTGTCAGTGTCATTGCCAAATCCGGCTTATTCATTTTAGTAAGATATATCGGAAGTAAATATTGCACTCTCCCCATATATCCCTGTGCAGAAATAAGTCCCGGTTCTATAACTGCTTTTCGCCTTGCAAGTTCCACTGCAGTTTCCAATAGCAACGGCAAATTTTTAGCCTTTCTTATTTTTGCGGGAATTCTATTTAGATTTTCTTCATCACCCAAAATATGCTCAACATTTACCCTTATTGACCATTCGGGATTAAAATTCAAACCTTGCTGTGCCATATGATACACCGGTCGTTCAGGCAACGGCTCTATATATTTAAGCCATGGTGACATTTCATCACAAAAGCCTTTAAAATACCATTCAAGCATAGAATCCTGCTTTTTATTTCTGAAAAAGCAGCCATATATGCCTTTATAGCTCGGGGTGTATAATCCTGTATGAAAGCAGGCACATTCATTCTCAATGTAAAAATATTTTAATGCTTTATTATCTTCTTGTTCTGAGTTGAATTCAATAGCCTGTTTACGAAAAATTGTATGTATATATCGTTCCAATATCGGTGTTTCTGCATTCTTTGTTTCAACTGCCGGTTTCTTGAACTGCCATGCCTCCGGCAATACCATACATTTTAAATCATGAAGATGCCTGTACCAATCGGGTACATAAGCAAACTCAAATAAGTCACTTTGTATTGTTATCATTTTTTATCACCTTACATTTCAAAAGTTCTTCAAGATACCTCATCTGTATCTCTGCTTTAAAATCTTCGTCTACATATCTTATCAAATTTCCAAACCTATCTTTTTTAGTAACCATTGAAACTTTATTTATATATCTCTCATAGCGTTTCAACATTAATATCTGTGCATCACAATCCCCGTTGATAGCTTTTTCTGCAGTTCGATTCTTAAGGTCCACGAATATCACACTCCAATCTCCTTTCTTTATAATTTTTTATTAGCTTAAAAGCTTTGTTTTTCCAATTTGTAATAGTTTTCTCTGAAACGTTTAATATCTTTGCAATATCTCTTCTTGATAATAAATACCAATATTTTAATATCAACACTTCTTTTAATTTATCATCAAGACATAACATAGCTTCATACAACCATTCATTCTTAACATTGCAACAATGTCCGCTGTTATCAGAAATAACATATTCACTTGGATATATATCTTGTTCTCCTACTAAATCTGTATCAAACTCAACAAAATCAAAACTTCTTTTCTTTGCGCTCATTCTGCGACGTATATCAACTGATGCAGTATATATAACATTCATACTATACTTATCAATCATATCCCATTGTTCTATTTCACCATCATATGAGGAATTAAGCATAACTTTTCCACCCCTCTATATGTAATTTTGAAAATGAACTTTTTTGCTCCTCATTAATAATAAATCGCAAAAAGCAGTGAAAAAAAGAACCTAATTCACAAAAAAATCTTTTTTTGTCTAAATATCACAATATATATATATATTGTTTATACAATTATTTCAATATTAATAAAAAAACAAACTGGATTTATCATCAAATATTTTGATGAATCCAGCTTATTTATTTTATGGCAATAAATGATTATCTGAATATAACTATTTTATCATAAGCAAATGTTCTTGAAAATAGCTATCATAATATTCTGACAAGATTCTGATTCACTATTTATACACTCAATCCTCAACATTTAAACTAAGCTTTCATAAAATACAATGAATTTTATAATATACTTTTTTCTTTCTTCTTACGTGAAAAATTAATATAACACATCGTATATTTAACAAAAAGTATTATAACAGTTTACATTTATATATTTCTATCTATCTATAATTATTAGATATACATATAACAAATAATTTACATATAAAAGATACAACATTCTATATGCAAAAAAATATTGTTTTTAGGAGGTGAACTATAGAATTATATGTATTCAATCTATTATCTTATATAGATAATAAGATATTTTTTTAGGATTATAAAAATATTATATGCGAGAGGAGTAAATATGAAAATTATAGACAGTACAATTATTGTAGCTTTAATTTCAATGGCTGGAACAATCATTGGTTCTATGATAGGTGTTATGAAATCAAATGACAAAACACTATACAGAATTGAACAATTAGAAAAAAAAGTTGAAGCTCACAATAATCTTGTTGAACGAATGACAATTGTTGAACAAGAAGAAAAATCCAATGAACAACGAATCCAAAGATTGGAGTGTGAAAAATATGATTAATTGGAAAATAAGATTTAAAAATCCTGTGTTCTATATTCAGCTAATAGTTTCAATAATCTCATCTATTTTTGCCTATATGGGAATAACAGCCTCTGAAATAACGTCATGGTATAAACTATTTGAGATTATTCGTCAAGCTTTTTCAAACCCATATATAATTTTTATTATGGTTATAAGTATTTATAATTTTTTAATTGATCCTACAACAAAAGGTATAAGTGACAGCAAAAAAGCTATGACATATGATGAACCTAACATATAA